GTCCGTTCTGGCGGTTTCTTTTACCAGCCGCATGTAATTCGGGTGATCAATTACGTTGATTTCCCGGCCCTCTGCATCAAGTACCTTGATGCCGTCAAACCGCGGCACAGTCGCGTACTCTTCGCACAGCCTGAGATAGGTCGCCTTGTCGTTGTGGTGCCCGGGCAGAATGACTTCGTTCCCGTTCTCGTCGTACCGAACCGTGTCTCCGGGATAGAAGTGCGCCGCGATCCGCTTTCCGTCCTTGTTGTAGATCTTCTTGGGCTGGAAGTGTTCATCATACAGCGCCGCCACCTGCGCGGCTTTCATGCTGCTCCTGACGGCAATTCCGTCCGCCTTGAGCCGCGCCGCCATGCGCGTCTTGTTGTACAGCTTCTCGGACTGCTTGCTGGTGTAGTCCGTCCACGCCAGCGTGTCGTACCACAGCGCTCTCGGCATGCCGCTCGCATGGAACGGAATGATCATGTCGATAAAATCGCTGTTCAGGGCATAACTCAACTGGGTGTTGTCGGTCACCATTGCCATTGCGCCCACGTCCTTGTACCGGCTTCCGTACTTCTTGTTCAGCCGCAGGTCGCGCAGTGCGATCTGGTCGGCGCCTTCCTGCTCGTTGGGGATCACAGACAGCGTCCCATCTCCGTTTCGCACCGTGTGGAACGCCACGCTTACGTTGATCCGATCGTGGGTCGGGGCGAAGATCTTCGCGTAGTCGATGGACTTGGTGTAGGTGTGGCCTGTCCAGGCCTTTCCACCGCGCTTGTCAGCCGCGAGATCCATAAAGAACAGCATGTAATCCTGCACGTTCTGGATCTGGAAGTCATTGCTGCTGTGCTTGCGGATGCCGCCCATGCCGATGATGAAGTCCTTGTCTTCTTCGGAGATCCTCGCCAGCTGGTCGGTGTAGGCCTCAAACGAACTTTCGCCCTTCGCCTTGGCTCCGCCCTGGGCAGAAGTGGTCGCGTTTTTGTGGAACACCAGCACCTGCTCGTTCATGCTGTCCGTCTGCCAGTCTGCGTCTTCGTTCGCAAGGTTCAGCGGCACGTCCATGCTCCTGGCGTAGTTCCACTCAGATACCATCCCCAGCAGTACGCTCTTCGCTTTCCGTTCGGTGATGCCATACTTCTTTGCGACTTCGTCTGCCGCCGCTTCTTCCGTGGTCGGGAGCCGGAAGTCCCGGTATCCCTCAAACGTGCCGCCGGCAAGCCGCCTGTCTACGCTATAGTTTTCAGGCTTGTTGTAGGTCGCGTCCATGTATCCGGCCACGATGGTGCGGGCCTTTTCCACTTCGGCAAAAACAGCCTCGGGCGTGGCATAGCCTTCCGGCAGTTCTCCGCTGCGCTTTTTGATCTGTTCTGCGTACAGGTCGGCAAGCCGCATGCGTTTGTTTTCCACGTAGCAGTAGGTACAGGGGATCATCAGCCGGTATGCCCGCATCAACTCGATCAATTGACGGGATTCCGTTTCCCGGAGCTTGCGCCCGATTCTTTCCTCCACCGCGCTCCTGTACATACGGAACTGCAGCGTGCGGTCGCAGATCGTGTCAAGGTCAAATGTGTACCGGTATTCCACGTTCCCTCGCAGCGGCGCTGCGGTGTCGGTGCCCTTTGCGGCGCGGCCCGTGGGCGCGATCCCATGAGGCACGGCGTAGCGCAGCACAGCGTCTTCCGCCACGCGCATGTCGAACGCCTCGATCATAGCCGCCTGCGCTTCGAATTCAGCGCTTGCGCCGTAGCGTTCCCGGTGCAGTTCCTTCCACCTGTCGGTGGTACGCAGGCTCATCATCCTGTCTTCCGGCATGTGATAGTCCGCGCTCTCCATGACCTCCGCCACTTCGGGCGCGACGGCCACGGTGGCGTCCTTTACGGTCTTCGCCCGCTGTGCGATCTCCTGCGCTGCCTCCATCCGGTTCCGCTGCGCGCTCACCAGCGCCTCGCCGAACATCCGGTCTACTTCTTCCTGCACCGCTTCCACGGCGCGGGCGGCGGCGTTCAGCGCGTTCTTCTCGGTGCCTTTGGCCTTCGCCAGCGCAGCCCGGAGATCTTCCACCCACTTCTTCAGGAAGTCGCGGATCTTCTCCCACAGCGTCCGGTTCTGTTCCGCCAGCCGGGTCATGGTCTCCTCGGACAGCGTCACATTCTCGCTGGCTTCCGCCACGATCTCCTCACGTTCCTTGCTCCCGAACTTGGCCTTCTCCAGCCGCTCCCGGATCTCTCCGTCCGGGTCGCCCCGCATGGCCTGCGTGATCACAAAGTCCTCGTATGCGCGGATCAGGCTCTCGTCCGCAAAGCTGTACACGTAGTGGGTCACCTCGTGCATCATGGTGCGCTCCACGGCAAACCGCATGTCGCCCTCCACGTTGACGCCCGCGTTGATGTCGAGGTACATGGTCATGGTCTGAGGATCCCACGCGCCGTTGTCGCTGCGGTAGACCTTGCTTCCGGTCATCTCGTCCAGCTCGGCCTTGCTCCGCATCCACACGATCTTGATGCCCAGCGCACCTGCCACCTGCCGGGACGCAGCCACGCCCGCCCGCTGGTTTTCGGTCAGGTTCATGCCCATGATGGCGCTCTCGTCCACGCTTCCGGCCTTTCCGGCCTTCCTCGCCGCCTCACGCGCCCGTTCGCGCCGTGCGGCGGTCTTTTCTTTCTCCTGTGCGTCCCGCGCCGCACGGGCATCCACGCCCAGCTGATAGGCCAGCAGCTTCTGCCGGTCGGTCAGCCCGGTCAGCACGTCCGATTTCAGCAGCTGCTCCTCGGTCATCCGGTTCCAGTAGCCGTACTCCCGCGCCAGCTCAAATCCGGTTGCGTAAACGCCCGCGTCCTGTCCCCGGCTGTATGCCGCGATCATGGGCTGGGCATAGTCCAGCTCCACGGCGTGATCCACCAGCGCACGGGTGTTCTCGTCGGAGATCTCCGCCTCCGCCACGGGCACGGTCACTTCCGTGCCGTCCGCGGCCCGCATCCGGATCACCGCGTCCTTGCCCTGTCCGGTCACGCCCAGGATATCCGCTTCCGCGCTGCCCGCTTCCGTGGTCACCGTCGCTTTCATCGCCGCCGGTCCGGGCTTGTACGCCAGATCCTCGGGCGCAGCTTCGGTCTCGGTGTCTGCTTCGGTTTCGGTCTCGGTGTCGCCGCGCATCATACCCTCATTCCGCAGCGCGGTCACCATCTCGCCCGCGTTTCGTGCGCGTACCATACTTTGCAGCCGCCCCACGTTCTGAAGCACGTTTCGCTCGTTGGCATTCTGCAGCTGCTCCGCTGCCGCCCGCACAGGTGTTCCTGCCGGCGCGGCCATGCCGGTTTCCAGCAGCGCAGGGCGCGTTTCCGTGGGCAGGCTGTCGCCCTGTTCCTCGTAGGTCAACCGTGCGAGGTAGTCGTTTTCACCCAGTGCACCGGTACCCCGAACCTGGCTCTCCAGATCCGAAATATACATCTGCTGCACGAGCCACGTCTCAGCCGCCATCTGGGTGCTGGTGTCCGTGCGCAGTTTTCCGAGCCATTCCATGATCGCCCGGGCATTCGCCTGGATCTCCGGCAGAGTCGCCCGCTCGGGATTCAGCGGCACGGGCCGCATTTCCTCGGGCATTGCATATGCCGCCACGCCGTTCAGGATCTCGCTGGCCTCCCGGGCATTCTGCGTCTCCTGCATCACCTGCGCAGCCGCCGTCACAGTCGCAGCGGAACTCAGGGTCAGACCGCCGATAAATCCGCCCAGCGCGTCGTCGCCCATCTGCGCCATGTCAAATACGCCGCCCTCGCCAAACCACTTCATGGGTCTTCCGCCGTCCAGCCGCTGGGGCATAAGATCCGATCCGCCGCCGATCAGCTGGTCGATGGTTCGGTTCATGACGCCCGCCGTCACTTCTTCCAGCGATTCTTCGCCGCTGGGGATCAGCAGCCGCGCCGCGTTGCTCATCATATTCCGGAGGATGCTGCCGCTGCTCCCGGTCATCATGCTCTTGAGGCCGTCGAAGGAATCGAAACCAAACAATCCCTCGGTGAATCCCTCCACAAAGCCGTTGCTGACGGCCCGCGCCACTGCCTGCGCGGTGCTGTCGCCCTCATCCAGCGCCTGCGTATAAGTGCCGCCTGCGGCTCCTGCGCCCATGATCCACGTGCTCAGGTTGCCCTTCAGCGCACTCACAAGCCGCTTGCCTGCCGCGCTCCAGCCGCCCGCACGCAAAGCCCCGAGCACTCCTGTCCCGCTGCCTGTGCCCGTTCCGTATGTAATGAGTATTGCGGGCAGCTGCCGTCCAAGGTTCTCTGCCACAAAGTCGCCGACGATCTTTTTGTATACCGGATTCAGGCCTACGCCGTCTTCCTCTTCCACGTGCATGCGGTATTCTTCTTCGACGTGCGTCAGGATGTATCTTCTGTAGTCCGCTTCCGTAATACCCAAAGCGCGTATTTCCTCCGGCAGCGCAAAAATCGGGGTGTTGTACACGTTTTTATCCGGATTTGCAGCAAAATATTCGGACAGCTGCCGCTGGATTTCGGCAGTTTTGCCTCCGCTCGCAGCGTCTACCACCATATAGCCTGCGCTTATGGGATCTATAACGCCGCCCAGAAGACCGCCCGTAAAGCGTCCGCCGGCATACAGCAAGTGGCTTCCTTCGGTGTCTCGCGCTTCTTCAAGCGCGCGGATCTGCTCGGCGTACCGCTGTGCCAGATCCCGCTCGACGGGGTGCGCATTCGCGTCCCTTGCCGTGTCCTCTACGCTTCCGATCATCCGGGTGGCGGTGGCCTCTGCCATGCCCTCCTCGTCCGCGATGGCCTTCAGCTGCTCGTTGATGCGCCTGTACGCGTTGTAGCTGTCCCAGTCTACCTCGCCGATGAGCCGCTCCACGGCGATGCGGTATTCCTCTTCGCCCATCCGCTCGGGGCTGTTCATCAGCTCCAGCGCCTCGTCACGCCGCTCGCCTGCCGCATCTTCCACCATGCCGGGGATATCGCTGTATCCGCTGTACTTGTCCACCAGCGCCTGATAGTCCGCCATGCTGATGATTCCGTTATTTCCGCCCACCCGCAGGCTGTCCAGCGGATTGTTTTCCCGGATCTCGTCCTCCATCCGGGTCATCGCGCCCACCTGAGCGCGGTTCGCGTTCTGCGCCGCTACCACTTCCGGGTCGCGCTTCTTCCCGGGTCTTTTCATGGCCTCGGCTGCGGTGCGCACGTCAAAGCTGCCGGTCTCCTCCCGGTCAAGTCCGCCCCACAGCCCGCCGCCCTGCTGCCGCTGGGCTGTGCGCACGTCAAAGCCGCCGGTCCGTCCGGGCAGGTCGCCCCACACCGGGTGCCGGGTCTGCGCCGCGGTGCGCACGTCAAAAGTGCTGCGCTGTCCGCTCAGTCCGCCCCACAGCCCGCCGCTCTGCTGCGTCTGCTGCTCCTGCTGCGTCGCCTGATTGCCGTTTTTGATATCGGTGCGCAAAGCATTCGCGGGAGAAGCCGCGACGGCCTCTCCCTCTCTTCTCTTTTTCTTCGGCTTTTCATCGGTGTTTCTGACGTCAAACGCCATGCTCTACCTCCTTATTTCAGGTCGTCGCTTACCATCGCCCAGATTCTGCTGGCCTCGCTCTGGCTGATGCCTCCCGGACTGTTTGCCGATGCGTTCAACGCGTCCGCCAGTTGGTCCGCCTGTTCCCGGGTGGTCACAGATCCTGCCATGCTCTCCAGTTCAGCAGCATCCGCCTGCGCCTGCGTATTCACCCGGCTTCCGGTCGCGCCCTTGATCGGGGTCTTGCCGTTGCCTCCCGCTGCTGCGTACCCGCCGTAGCTGGGCTTGGGCGTGTAATAGCCCACCAGCGTCTGCGCGTCCGCCTCGGACAGTCCCGCCGCCGCCAGCAGCTCCGCCGAGGGCCTGAGCCCGCTCTGGATCATCCCCAGCGCCGTTTCATAGGCATACGCCCGGTCGTCGCCGTACTTGCCGTAGTCCTGCGCGTAGGCGTCCTGATAGGCCCCGTAGGCGTAGTCGCGCTCCGCCAGCGCGGCGTTCAGCTGGTCCTGATACCGCCCGTAGGCCTCCTGATCCGCCGCCATCGCTGCGTTGAGCCGGGTCACCGCCTGATCGCCCTCGTCCAGATACCGCTGATACGCCCGGTCGTAGGTGTCGAGAGCCACATCGTTCAGGCGCTGCAGGTACGCCTGATAGGCTCCCTGTCCCGCCGCCTCCGCGTAGGAGCTGCCGTAGCCGCCCGTCTGCGCCTGCGCCTGTCCCATCGTGTCCAGCATGGCCATGCGCCCGCCCTGCACGTACTGGTCCCGGTACTGCTGATACATGGGGTCGCCCTGCAAATCGTAGGAAAATTTCCCGCGATTCATGATCGCCTGATAGGCGGACATGATGTCGTCGTCGTAGCTGGACACATACGGGTTCGGGATCTGCTGCGACACCTTGTCCAGATACGCCTTCGCGTCCAGCACCGTCTGGCTGGGCACGTACCCGGGCATCATGGCGGATGGAGCCGCCGCCTCGGGCGCGGTGACCGCTCCGCCGCCGGTGCCGCCGCCGCTCTGCTGGGGCGTGCTCACGCCCGGAGACCGCACCGCAGGATTCTGCGTCGGCTTCTGCGTCTTGACCGGAGCCGTTCCCGCCGCGCCCGTTGCCGGTGCAGCAGGCACCGCCGGTGCAACATATCCCGTCTCCGGGGTCCCGCGCAATTCTCCCACCGTCGGATAGGTAGGATAGGTCGCCGCAGGGGGCTCCGTTCCCGCATTCCACGCTGCATATGGCGTCTCCGGCTTGGGCATCGTCGGGTTGTTGGTCGGCGCTGTCACCGCACTCTGTGCCGCACTCGTCCCCGGTCTGCCGTTCGCCGCCGGCGCCTGATCCCGCAGCAGCTCGCCGTCATCGTCTCGGATGTTGATCTTTTTGTAGTTTGCCATCTCGTCCTCCTTACTTGCCTATCGCGATCCAGTCCACGGCCCTCACCGTGGGATAACTGCCGCCCACGATTGCCTTGGCTCCCGTCGTCGTCTTGCTGTATACCTTCAGCGATCCGTTGCTGCCCACCCAGCCGTTGTCGCTGGAGGAGTAATTCATGATCACAACCGGGATCTCCGTAAACCCCGCGCTGCTGTAGTCGATGGTCATCTCAAGGTCGCCTGAGATCGTTCCGCTGCCAAACGCAAACCGCACGTCCTTGGTCGTGTGGATGTAGTACCAAGCGTCTGCTGTTAAACCGGGATCGGCGCCCGGAAGTCCGTATCTTGATCTGTACTTAATGTCATTGTTGTCCTGGTCTCGATTTATCGTAGAAATCGTATAATATCTGTCGTTTGCATTGCCATCGACAGTTATATCACCGACAACTGTTGCATCCCCTGTTCTGAATTCGACATAAGGCCACAACGAGGCACCAACCGTCAAGTATGGAACGCCCAGCGGGCCCGTCATGGTGTCGCCGGTCTTTTTGACCGCGCCGATGCTCTCCGCCGTCACCTCGTCGCCGCCTACCGCGCCGCCCTCCGCCGTCAGCGTGCCCAGCACCTGCACGTTGCCTTTGAACACCGCAGGCCAGTCCACCGTGAAGTTCCCGTCCTCGGCGTACCCGCCAAAGCGCACGCCCACGCCTCCGTCCCGGAAATGCATGGACACGCCCGCCGTGGGGATCACCGCCTCCACCAGCGCCTCGCCGCCCAGTGCATCCACCGCCCGGACCCGCGCCCGGTAGCTCTTCGCCACGTCAAGCACCCCGGCGATGGCTTCGCCTTCTCCGCTATCCAGCGCCTCCTCCACCCACGTGGACCCGGTCAGGTATCCGCCGTATAGGTCGGCGCTGTTTTCCCCGGCCACTGCGCTGTAGGCCAGCGTTGCCTTGACGTAGAGATCCGTGCCCGCCTGGTCTGCTTCCGCGCCGCTGGCCCGGTAGATGCTCACGTTGGTCAGCCGGGGCGGTGCATAACTCTCCACCCGGATCTGCACGCTCCCGCTCCCGGTCAGACCCCGGCTGTCGGTTACCGTGTAGGTCACCGTCAGGTCGCCCGCCGCCGTCAGCACGTCGCTGGTGTAGGACGAGCCCACAAAGCTCCCGCCCATGCCGGCGCTGTAGTTCATGACCGTCGCCCCGGCCACAAGGGTCAGCTGCGATGCGTCCAGTTCGATATTGACCCGGCTCTTGCCCTGGATGTAGCTCACAAACCCCGCCGCCGCGCCCGTCTGCACCGGGCTTGCCGTCAGCGCTCCCGCCGCGATCACGGGCCTTGCGCTGCTGCCGGCGCGGATTGTGAACTCCGCCGTCTGCACCTGTCCCACCGCCGTGGTGCAGGACTCGTCCGTGTAGGTCGTCGCCCGGACGGTAGCCGTCCCGCTGGCTGCGTCCGGGATCTCCTCCAGCCATTCCAGAGGGATTTGCACGCTCACGCTGTCGCCGTAGGGCTCCGTGGTCAGGCTCCTGCTGCCGAATTCCACCACCGCCCTGTGGCGGTACGCCGTGTTCAGGCGGTTCATCACGATGTTCAGCGCCCCGCCTGCGTCCACCGCGCCGGTCACGCTGGCGATGCTGCTGCCCATCACGATCTTGTCCAGCGTCACGCTGCCGCTGGCGGTCAGGGTGGCATAACTCAAAAACTGGATATTGTAGACCGCGCTCAGGGTGGTGGTCAGCGTTCCGTCCGGGTCGTGCGGGACCCGAAGGGCGGTCGTGCCCAGTCTGTATTTGGTTGCCTGCCCCACGCGATGGTCCCACGCAGCAGCAGCCCATGTGCCCGTGACCCCCGCCATCGTGACCGTGTTAACCTCGACCCGCTCCTTGCTGCCGGTCCAGTTGTCTTTGATCATCTCGACGTAAAAGGTCATGCTCACCGTGCTGGTGCCGTCGGTGTTGCCGGTCTGCGACCAGTCAATGACCAGCCGCCGTCCTCCGCCCGCCTGCCATGCGCCTGTGATCCGTCCGCTTGCCATTACTCACCCACCCACCTTAAAGTAAATCCTCGGGCGGTGGAGATCTCCCACCTGCCCGTGATCAGACTCCCGGAGATCTCCGCGTCCGTGATCACCAGCCGGTTGTTGCTGAGATACGCCACCTTTCGCCCGTTTTGCCAGAACTCCAGCCCCGTCGCCGTGTAGACGCCCATGACCTGTCCCTCTTCCAGCACGTCGTAGGCGACTCCGTCCACCGTCACCTGCTCCTGCGTGACCTTCAGGTTTTGCCCGATGGCGATCCCGATCACCGGCACCGTCCCGTTGTAGCCCACGATGCCCTGCCGGATGGTCCCCTCCGACTGGGTGCGGAATGCGTCAAACGCCGCCGCATCCTGCTGCAGGCTCTCGATCCTGCTGTCGTAGTCAAAGGACCGCACGATGCCCTCGCTGGTCTCCACGATATCCTGCCGGATGATCTCCTCGTAGGTTCCCCACTCGCTCTTTGCGATGTAGTTGCTGGCGAGGCTCTCCGTCAGCTCCTCGTATTCCGCGTGGACCTCGTCCGCCGTCTTGACGATCAGGCTGCGCAGCTGCTCCGCCTGCTTCTCCAGCGCCTTCTGCACCGCCGGGTCAGCGGCCTTGCCGCCCGCCCCGCTCTCCCGGACATACGTTCCCGTTTCCACGGAACCCAGCGCAAGGTTCAGATCCTTTGCCATCCGCACCAGATACCGCTGCAGCTTCTCCAGCTGTTCCTTCTCGCTCCCGGTCGCCGCCGGGGGCTGGGTAAAATGGATCTTAGCCGTCGCCGCCCACCTCCAGTATCCGCGCAATGCTCCAGATCCGCACGTCGCCCGTGCCGTAGATTTTGAGCCGCAGGTGGTCGCACCGCCTCGGAATCACCGGCAGCATCATGGTGTTCAGCAGCCCGTTCTTGCCCACGATCCCGCCGTGCTCCACCCACACGCCGCTGCTGTCGTACTCGATGGCCAGCCGCGCCGTGGCTCCCTGCGGCACGGACAGCCGGATGTTAAACCGGGACAGGTACTTGTGCTCGGCGTATTCGTAACCAACCACGCCCGTCTCCCAGCTCCACGGGGTCAGCCCGTCCTCGGGCGTTCCGATCTCGCCCCGCAGGTCGAGGATCCGCTCGCCCTCCGGGTCCACCGCCAGCAGGGAATCGTCCATGCGGGTGATGTGGGTGGCGCGGAGATCGTCCTCCCTGTGCCAGATGCCCTTCTCCGTGTCGAATGTCATCAGGTGCCATGCGCCCGCCTTGTCGCGCATGCTGATGTAGTACAGTGCGCCGAACGCGCCCGCGCTGGCGTCGTAGTACCTTACGTCCCCCAGCGCCTTGCCCACCTCCGCCGGCAGGCTCCCGTCGTAGGCCATCACCCCGCCCCGGCTCTTGTAGTACAGCGTGCCGTTTACGGACACCAGCGACTGCCAGCTGCCCTTCTGCACGCCCTCGCACAGCGTCGTGTCCAACGTAAAGCCCGCAGGCTCCGTGCCGTAGATCCTGTGGACGCAGTTTTCCTTCCACGCCAGCACCTCGCCCATGTGGGCGATGATGCCCGTGAACGCGCCGTCGGATCCCACGCTCACGGCGTAGCTGTCCGTGCTGGTGCCCAGGAACCGCTTCCACACCCGCATGTCGCCGAGAGCCGAGCAGTAGATCTCGTTCAGCACCTTTCCGTCCGACATGCCGTAAAAGCAGCCCCACAGCCGGTTGTTGAGCTCGGTAATGTACTGCATCTTCGGCACAGGCCGGGTCACCTCGATATCGCAGGTCACCGTCACCGCCTCAAACAGCATGCCCGACACCACGATCCAGTCCGCGCCCACCAGCTGCACGTGGTTGGCTGCGTTGAGGTCTGCCACCTGCTCCGCCGTGGTGGGGTTGTCCCCGCTGTAGGCGAGGCCGGAGATCTCGATGCCGTCGTACTGGTTAAATGCCTCGCCGATGCCCGGGCATCCGATCTTGACGTATACCGTGGCGATGCTGGCCCACGCCCCGCTGGCTGCGGAATACTGCCGCAGGATGTGCTCGCCTCCGCTGGTGTCGATCCAGTAGTCGCCGTTTACCGGCTCCTCGGGCGCGTTGTCGCTGATCGCCGCGTCCGAAAGCTCGTAGTTTTCCCCGTCGATGCTGCACGGGGTCAGGCTCACGCTTGCGCCCTCCTGCACGTATTCCGCCGCCATCGTGCCGCTGTCGCTGAAATCGTGGGTGTTGACGTACACCCCGTCCGGCCACACGATCAAGTACGCGCCCATCGACACCAGCTGCTTCTGCAGCATGTCCTCGTCCGTGGACAGGGTGATGTTCGGGATCTTCTGCCCGTTGTACCACAGCTCGCTCCCGTCCACCCATGCGGGCGCGTCCTTCGCCGCCAGCCCCAGAGGGTTCCGGTCTGCGAGGAAAACGCTCCGCTTTTTCCGCACGGCCAGATTTGGATAGGCCTCCGCGCTCATGTTGGTCTCTTCATAGCTCTGCCCGTCGCCGGTCTTGCCCTGATGGTTCCGCCCGTAAAAGGTCTGGGTCATCAGCTGATACTGGGGCAGCTCCGTCACCCGCGGCAGCACGCTCATGCCTGCACCTCGAAATGCCCGAAGTTCCAAGTGGGATACTTCCGCACCGGCATGTGATTTTGATGCCACCATCCCGAAAAGCGCTTGTACGCCTCGTCAAAAAGCCCGGCGTCGTTGTTGTACTTGCCCAGCTCCTGGTTGGCCATGTCCATCTGCGCGTTGAGGTAATGCTCGTACAGCCCGTCGTAGGGCGCGGGCACCAGCAGCTCCGTATCCCCGTCCGCGTCCGGTTCATAGGGCGCATAGGCCGTGCCTGCCGGCAGCTCGTGAGTCAGAAAGACCTGCTCCCACACAAGGCTGTCCAGCTCCGTCAGCCACGCCACCTTTTGTTCCCGGCTGTACTGGTTAGGGCGCAGGGTGTCCACCCGGTCGATGATGGTATTGATCTTCATAGCATCCTCCTATCAAAAAAGGGCTGGGCGGTTACCCGCCCGCCCTCTGCGATTGCGTCGTTAAAGCTGAATGGTGCCGTCCTCGTGGACGCCCACAGTCTGCATGATGTAGCCGTTCATCACCTGCATGTTGATCTCCTTGCGCTTCAGCGCCTCGGCCACAGGCTCCGGCACGGCCACAGGCTTGCCAATGGGCACGTTGTACTTCCGCCCGTTGACGGCCACGAAAACGCCCTCCGTCTCAAGGCCCGTGCGGGGAATGGTCACCATGACCTTCCGGTCAAACCGGTCGATGCTCTCAAAGGGTTCAGCCGCCGGCGCGGTCGCCTCGGGCGCGGTCGCCTCGGGCGCGGTCGCCTCGGGCGCGGTCGCCTTGGTCTTGTTCTCGTTCGCCATGTTTCTCCTCCTTTTTCAGTCGGGGAGGGGACGAAGCCCCTCCCTCATGTTTTACCCGGGTGTCCTGCGTCAGTTGGCCTCCGCCTTGACGGAGTACTTGGAGCAGGACTCCACGCGCAGCACGCGCTGCTCGTACAGGATCTTGGATCCGTTGGTCTCAAATTTGTAGCCGGCAGTGGAGAACTGCTCAAGCGGGCCACCCACCTGAGACGCGGGCTTGATGATCATGCGCAGGTTGTCGCCCTCGGGATCGATGGTGCCGTAGGCATCGCGGCCCAGGAAGATGGAGCAGAACACCGCGCCGCCGTCGCCGTTGCCGCCGTAGGCCACGATTTTGGCGCCCGCGCCCATGTCGTGCTGGCATTCGCCCTGCAGGTACACCACGCCGGTCGCCACGCCCACGATGGTGTTCTGGCTGACCTGAGTCGCGGTCTTGATGTACACGTCCGTGCCCACAAGGCCGGTGGTTTCGCCGGTGACCGTGACCTTGAACCGGGTGGCGATGCCGCTGGTGGCGGTGCCGCCCGTGGCCGCGCCATCGTAGGCGGTCGCGGTCAGGTCAACCGCTGCACCCTTGTCCACCTTGGCGTAGGGGCTGACCACAAAGCGCACGCCGTGCAGCTCGCCGATCTCGCCGGTGTAGATGTCGGTGGGATCCGCGTACTGCTTGGTGTGCAGCCAGTCCTCGGAGCTGCGCAGGTCATAGGCGGTGTAGGGGTGGATGATGGCCACGTACTTGCCGTTGATAGTCGGCGCTTCCATGGTGCGCATCTGGGTGTACGCCTGATTGACCATGTCCGGGGTCAGCCGGTTGTTGTCGTTGGTCATGTCGGCGCGGCTGGTCACCTCGGTGGCCACGCCGTCTTCCACATTGTCGCAGTAGAGCACGTTGGTGCCCACCATCAGGCCGTTGCGCACCAGCTTGTCCATGGTCTTGGAGGCAGAGGTGGCCAGTTCCTGGGTCACGCCCTGCAGCACGGGATCGACGTGGTGGGTCTGAAGGCGGGAAGAGACCGGGACATACAAGCCAAACTCGTAGATCGTGTCGGAAATCACGGTCTGGCCGAACTTCTTGCCGCCGGGGAGCACGCCTTCGATCAGGCGCTCCGCCAGGGGCAGGACGTTCCATTTGTGCCACTCCATCCGGGTGCCCTGACGCTGGGGCAGCTTCTTCTTCACTGCAAACTGGCCGTGGACCAGCTCCGGCTTAGCGTTTTCGAGGATCTCGCCGTCGTAAAACTCCTTCATGCCGGGGGACAGGTCGTGCTGCGCGTCAAAGCCGGAGTATTCGGTGCCGCTGGAATTGGTAAAACCAGAGGTGGTGTTGATGTTGGTGATCTCAGCAAAGAGCTGAGGATCGAAGTAGGGGATAATCATCATGTGTTGCTCCTCCTCAAAGATGTGTAGTCTCATTTGGAGTGCATCCGCATCAGTCAAAGGAGATCTTCTCGCCCATGGCAGCTCTGCGCCAGATCTCGGCCCGCTGCTGCTTGGTCATCTTGCCCGGGTCCAGCTTCACCGCCGCCGCGCCCGTCCGCGCCCCGCTCTCGGTGGGTCTGCGTCCGTTGGCAGCGACAGCCGCCGCTACTGCGGCCTGTCCCGCCTTCGCGCCCTGCGCGATCTGCGCCTGCCCGATCTCCTGCTGGTGGACCAGGTAGTAGGCCTGCTCCAGCGTCACGGGGCTTCCCGGCGCCGTCAGCTTGAAAAACTCGGGGTTCTTCAGCTCCGCGTTCAGGTCAAAGCCCGGATATCGCGCCTTCAGCGCGTCCGCCTGCTGCATCAGGCCCGCGAAGTGCTCCTGCACCCGGCGTTCCTGCTCCTGCCGCTGGCCGCTCTCCTGCGCCTGCTGGTACTGCTGCGCCTGCTGCCGCTGGTAGGCCTCGTTCTGTGCCTCCACCTTGGAGAGGCGCTTCATGGCCTCCGTGGAGATGCCCAGCCGCATGGCCTCGTCCTCGTAGAGGCTGTCGTCGTCCGTGATGGCTTTCACAAGTCCATCCAGATCGCTTGCCTCCACGCCGTGCTTCTTCGCCAGCAGTTGCAGCGCCGGACCCAGCTTGCCCATGCTCTCCTCCGCGCCCTTGGCGGACTTGAGCCGTCCTTTGACGATGTCCTGCACTCTCGCGTCAAAATCGCTCTTGTACTTCCCGGCGATCAGCTCCTCAAACGTCGGCTCCGCTGCAGCCGCAGCCGTCCCCTGATTGCCGATCCCCGTCGCGGTGGTACTCGCTCCTGCGGCATTCGCATTGGCCGATGCGCCTGCGCCCTCGTTTTCCTCCCGCTGTTTCTGCACCCCGGCGTCGGGTGCGCCTTCTCCGCCCGTTCCGCCCGCGCCCTCTGCGAAGAGCTGCGGGTCAAACCAGATCTTTGCCATGTGTCCTCCTTATCTGCCCTTGAGGCGGGCGAGACCAGCTTGTGGCTCTCACTGTGTCCATGCTACCGCAGATTTTTTGTCTTAGGGAATCCCCTCGACGCGGGGTTTCAAAAACTTTTTTTGCACAAAAAAAGCGCCCCGCAAGGGGCGCTCCCGTCACTTTTTGCTGTAGTACGCGAACACCTGCACCGCGTCCGGCTTGGCTTCCGCGATCAGCTCCAGCCCGCGCATCACCACGTTGACCGCGTGGGTGTACCTCATCTTCCGGTTCCGCGCCTCGGGCGGCAGGATCACGACCTTGCCCGGCTCGTACACCTCGCACTCGCCTGCGTCCGCCAGCGTGTACACCAGCGCGCTCACCTGTGCGCAGATCAGATCCTCGCCCTTTTTCGCCGTCCCCGCGTGGCCCTCGCACCGAAAAACGCCCGTCTTTTTGTTGAGCTGCACCGTGATCATCTCTCTGCCTCCTTCTGCCTCCTTACGCAATGGGCTGACTCGCCGCCTGCGTCTGCTCCCGCACCGCCTGCATCTTGGTGCCCGCGCCGCCGTCGCTCTTTTCGTTCCCGGGCATGCCCGCCGCCTGCGCGGCATGCGGCCTGCTCACGGGCTGGCCCATGATGTTCGCGGCCAGCCCCTCCGCCAGCGCCGGATCGTACTTCTGCGCCAAGGCCAGCGTCATCTGTTGCCACTGCACCAGCTGCTGCTGGAGCGTGGCCTGCCGTCCGAGCTGCTCCACCAGCCTGTCCTTGCCTTCAAAATCCATCATGTCCAGCATGATCAGCGCCTGATCCACGTTAGCCGGATTAAAGATCCCCGCGCCGTAAAACGCCAGCGCCTGCTCGTTGGCAGCATTTTTGCTGTACTGGCTCTTCGTCTGCACCTCCACCTTGACGTCAAACATGGGGCTGCGCATGACCTCGCCGATCCCGGGCAGCGCCACAGGCCTCGGCTTGATGGCGGCGTTGGAGACCTGCCGGAATTCCATCTTGCCGTTGGTGCCCGTGATGCGGAATGTGCGCGGAATGTCGTAAAACTGCCGGTCCAGCTCGATGATCTGCTTGATCATCTTGCCAAACGCCCAGTAGGACGCAAGCGTGTTGTCGCGGCTCAGTTTTCCTGCCGCCTCCTGCAGTGCCATGATCCCGCTGGCGGTCTGGTTGCTGCTGGTGGAGATGCCGTTGCTGGCGTCGGTGTTGCCGGTCACCTGCTTCATCTCGTCGATCTTGAGCTGCATGTAGTTGACCACATTGCCGGGAAAATTCGGTGCGTCAATGGGCCGGAGCGAAAGGTCGTTGAACGTGCCGCTGACCTCCACGATCTTATTGCGCAGATCCATAAACTGCGCCCGGTTGATGGTCGCTCCGTTGCCCTCCCAGTATCGCGGCATGGCGTTGACCATCGCGCTCTGCACCAGCGCCTGATTCAGCATGTCGATCTCCGCCTGCGCGTCCTTGGAGATGTCCACCATGCCAAATCCGCTGGGCGTGTTTTTGACCGGATATAGCCGGTCGAGGTGGTAGGGGTACTGGCCGTGGGCGTAAAAGCCCTCCTCCAGCCCCTCGTTCTCGCTGCTGTACAGCAGCTCTTCGCCCACATACTTGCAGTAGTGCAGCACCTTTTTCCCATTCCGCTGCCGGTGGTAATACCATTCGACCACCGCGCTCTTGCCCGTCAGGTCGATGTTGTCGTCGCTCATGTACTGCTCGGGCTTATCCTGCGCGTGACCTAGCTTGCCCTTGAGGTGCGGGTACTGCTCCTCCAGCACCTCGTCGTCCACCATCGTCACGTAAAATACGTTCCGCGAGTCCTGGATGTCGTCCACGCCCGGCTCCCAGTAGAGGCACAGCATATTCACCGCCCGGATCCGGATGTCGCCCAGTCCGCCCAAGGCCTCCGGATCCCAAAATACGCCATACGCGCCCGTGCCCTGGATCAGCTTGTCGTACAGCACGCGGCTGTACACATTTTTGAAATCGTTCTGGTCGAGGATCACCGGGATCACGTCCGACAGTTCCTTCGCCGTCTCCCGATCTGCCTCTTCCATCGGCAAAATCACCGGATCCGGAATGGCCTGCACGCCGTCTGCGTGCTTGGAAATGATCACGTTAAACAGCCATCCGCTGGCGTTTTTCAGGTCGTAGGGGTTGCCCTGCGCCTCCATGACCTCCCAGTGGCGCATCCTCCACCACTTTTCACACTCGATGATCCGCGCGTCCAGCTTCTGCTTGCCCATGCGGTACTTCTGCAGGATCTCGCCTGCCTTCCGGATCTCCTCCTTGCCGATCAGCTGCAGCGGCAGCGCCGCCGCGTCTCCCGTCTGCACCGGGTTTTCCTCCGGGCGCGGAAATCCCGCCCCGGGAAACATCTGTCTTTCCATGTGTCCCTCCTATCGCTCGTTCCAACGCACGTGCGCGTTGCCTATCGCACACCGTGCGTTATCATCCAAACCGCGTCTGTCCGTATCTCGTCCTCGTCAACTGGTTCAGCGGGTCCATCAGCGGCGCGTACACCGGCTCCGCCTCGGGCAGGATCGGCTGCACGGGCCGCGACTGCATCAGATAGCGCCACTCGTCGGCGATGTGATCCTCCTGCTTGGTGTTCACGTCCTCTGGCTTCACCGGATCGTACTCCAGCAGCGGGATCGTCCGGATAAAGCCCGGATTCGTCTCCTTCATGACGTAAAACCGGGAATACCCCGCCTCGTCAAACTGCAGCCGGTAATGGCATTGCATCCAGCCCGCGATGCGCTCGTTGTCGCCCGGCTGAAAGTAGATTCCGTACTGGCCCGCTGTCTCCGCCACGCTCACGCCGCCGTCCGCCCGCCAGATGCTCGGGTCCGCCACGCCCAGGATCTTCTTCCCCCTAAGCCACGGGTGCTGCCTCTCTACCTTCTGGGCCTCGGCAAAGATCCGGTCAGCCGTCCAATGCACGCCCTGGTCGGGCTCGTTTTCCCGGCACCCGTACATTTCCAGGATCCGGTAGATCACGCCGTCGTAATCGATCGCGTACCACGCCAGCGAAAACGGCTTATTGTAGCCGTGGTCGTATGCCCGGTAGATCTGCCAGCCCGGGTCCGGTTCAAACGCGCTGATCACATGGCTCCACCGCCGCGTGACGTAGCCCTCCGGATTGTCCCGGAACTCCTCAAAGACCTGTCCCTCCAGCACGTCCCAGCTGCCGTCCAGCCACATCTTGCGCAGCTTGGGGTTCAGCGCGTTCAGCGTGTCGTAATAATCCGGCTGCAGGGTCATCAGCGCCTTATTGTCCGTGACCCGGGCCGGGATAAACTCGTAATCCTCGGGCTTCTCCGCGCCCTGATACACCCGGTCCACAAACAGCCGCTTGACCAGCGAGTGCCCCGGCCCGCCGGGGTTGCAGGTCCAGTAGACGTGCTTCGGAAGCGTGTTCGCGCCGCGGCAGCACACGATGATCTTCTCGATCCACTCCGGCCGCAGGTTGGTGACCTCTTCCAGAAATTCCACGTCGTATTCCGTGCCCTGATACTGCATCAGATCCTTGTCGTTGTTGCAGTATCCGCCCTTGATGGTGGCGCCGTTCGCAAACCGAAATTCCCGGCGCTGGGCGTTGTACTTCACGCCGATCTTCAGCGGCAGCAGCATCTCCCTGAGCGGCCCCAGATGGTTGGCCTCCAGCTCCGGAAACGTCCGGCGCACGATCAGGATCTTGATCCCCGGGTACGCCAGCGCCAGCATGATGGCCTTGATCCGGACCACCCAGCTCTTGCCGCCCCCTCGGGCGCCGCCGTAGGCCACGTTTTTTGGTTTTGCATCCAGAAACCTCTGCTGTGGTTCCGACGGCTCTCCCCAGTAGACTTCCACGTCGCGCCTCGGGCGCTGCCGCTTATTCCTCCTCGCCATTTTCCTGCTCCATGCCCTTGATGGGCCGCAGGATCAGGCGCACGTCGCCCACATTGCCCTGTTCGTCCTGCCGGTCCAGTTCCGCCTCCGTGCGCTCCTTCTCCAGCCGGAGCCGCGCCCGGGCGATCCGCTGCCGCTCCTTCTCCGCCTGATCCGGCTCGCTCCACAGGCTCCGCGTGATATCCACCGCATTCTTCAGCGCCGTACTCAGGTGCTGCAGTTCCTTGGCCGTGGGCACCGCGCCCGCCGCTTGGGCGGCTGCTTCGTAACGCGCGATCAGGTCGTTCAGCCGGTCCGAGTGCTCGATCAGCTTGTCCACCTGCCGTACCTTCGCGCGCGCGCGTGACGCGAGGACTCCGTCGCGCACCTTTTGCGCATGTTTTTCGCGGTCCTCCGCCCACTTTTCCCGGGCGCACCTGCCGCTCACCGTCCTCTCGCTCAGGCCGTGCCGCTCCGCCAGCTCCTTACAGGTCACTTCTTCCGTCGCGTACTCCATCCGGATCTGTTCCCAGTCCGCCAAGCATCCACCCCCTTCCACTCAAGGGTAGCGCAAAAAAAGCGCGCCGGGGAATCCCCCGCACGCGCCGCTGCCGCTTCTCCGGTTCCTTTGACACACAAACTTCACAAACTAACTTTCGTTTTTCTATTGACTATGTATCCATTTGGTGATATAATAAATACAGTTAAGAGAGCACCTCACATGAGGGCCACAAAAAATCGGAGGTAACAATCATGGCTATCGCGCACGTCACCATCACCTGCTCCATCTGCGGATGCACCTTTACCCACCGCGCCACCAAGCATACCCGCTCTGAAGCCGACTCCTACGAGGCGTGGGCGATTGCCAACATCACCACCTGCCCCGATTGCCATCGCAAGCAGCAGACCGATTCCGCCGCCATCAAGCTTGCCGACGAGCTTGCCGCTCTTGGCATTGCGCTCCCCAAGGTGTCCGGGGTCAGCGACAAGCAGGTCGCCTACGCGGAGAGCGTCCGTACCCGTTACCTCGCCGCCAACATTAAGCGCATCAAAAACTGGCAGATCTATATGCAGACCATCTCCGACGAGGCCAAATGTGCGGAATACGCCGCTGCGTGTGAAAAGGCCGGCATAACCGCCGAACAGGCTTTTGCTCAGATCCGCGCCCGGTATGACTTTGACACCCTTGAGACCATGCTTACTTGCTCCGAGGCTCGTGGCATCCTTGACGCTAATCGATAATAATAACATGGAGGTACAAAACAATGAGGATTGCAGACAACAAGCGTATCGTTGACATCGAGATGGTTATTCGCAAAGGAGACGGATACTCCCCCGATTGGTCGATTGACTACTTCGACGCTGGTAACCTTGTGTATGACGATGAGCGTGATGTGTTTATCGTTGACGATGTGGATTATTGCATTGCGTGCGCACAGGATTGGGCGTCTGAGGACGAGAGTTATAGGGTGTTTGTGGAGGACGTAACCAATGTCTAACAAGATCACCTGTTCCGCCGCCGAATATCTGGGTATCCTCGATCTGGGGCGCATCGATGACTACATCTCCGACTCCGACCTCACCGACCACCGCGACGAGATCCTCCGCCGCATGCGCCTCGCCGTGCAGGTGATCAATGGCGCCGCCGTCGGAATCCTCGAGGATCTCTACGACTTCGCCGCCGAGCACCACAGCGACCTGACCGTGTCCGGGGATCTCGCCCGCCGCACTTCTGCGCTTTACAACCACCTCGACGATGCGATCGCCGAGCTGCACGACCTTGGCTTTTTCAAAATGCCAGATGAGGAGGCCCGCCATGTCTGACTATCGCTCCCGCCCCCGCGTCACCAACAGCAGCCCCATCGCCCGCGCACGCATCGCCGCCGGCATGACCCAGCAGCAGCTGGCGGATGCGATCGGCGTCACGCGCGAATCCGTCGCCCGCTGGGAACTCGGTGCCCGCTGCCCCCGCGGCAAGGATCTTCTCGCCGTCGCCAAAGCACTCAAAGCCCCCGCCGAAACCCTGCTGTAACAGATTAAGGCAAATTTGACCTACACATTCCTGCCCGCCCCGCGCGGCGGGAGTTGCCCGCAAGGAGGCAAACATCATGACCAACACTTACACCCTCACCGCCGTTACCGCCCGCATCCCGGCGCACGACATTGACAACCTCAACATTGACCTGTTCCCCCGCGCCGTCGCGCTCAACATGTGGGACGGCTACGACGTCACCGACTGCACCGTCATCGGCGAATATTCGGATCCGGACGCTGCGCTCTCCGGCCTCGCTCCCCGGTTTTCTGTCTCCGGCAGCATCGTCACCGTGACGGACTACGCCGTAACCTGCGACGATGACTTTGTGGACGCCCCCGACTTCCCCGCGGGTGCTGAACTGGCTCTGCCCTTTGGCGTCTGCCGTTGGGACGGCGAGCACTGGGTGCTCCCCGACGGCTCTTACAAGACCGCCGCCCTCTACCGCATCAATCCCGACGCGGAGGGCTCCGAATACGACTACTCCCCCGCCTACCCCTGTCTGGTCAGGCTTCACCATCTGCGCACCCTCGCCGCCGAACTGGACACGCCCCTGTCCGACGTGCTCTCCCGCTATCACGCGGCGTCCGAAGACGAGCTGACCCGGTTTGGCGACCTGCCCGCCTACGTGTAATGGCACTCCTTATGGCTTCGCGCCCGAATCCTTTTTGTAACAGGTTAAGGCAAATCCCGTCTCCGATTTTCCCGGCCATCCCGCCGGGAATTTTCTTTTTTCCGCATCCTGGCGTACAGATACGCGCCCGCCACGAATTCGCTGGTCCGGACCTCCGCGTCCTCGATCAGCTCGTATCCGGGGTAGATATGCTCAAAAATTTCCTTGCCGTAGGCGCGGACGTCGTCCGCCAGCCGCATGATCTTAGCCTTGCCCGGGCGGCGATCCGTGTACCTGACCTGCGGTTCCACGCAGTTCCGGCTGTGCTCCCAGCTCCGCCAGGAATCACGCCGCTTCAGCATGTACTTGGCAATCCCCGTGAAGCGCTCCTTGCTGTCCTGCAACTGTTTGCTGTTGCCGTAGCCGTAAGGCCACAGCTCCTCCGCCGTGTCCCGGTCAACGCCACTCAGCACCATGTGCACGTGCCAGCCGGTGGTCTCCTTGTATCCACGCATATCCCCGTCCGGTCTGTCCGGCAGCTCCAACACGTATATATACTTCAGCACCTTCCCGGCCTTCTTTGCCTTCCGGCGGAGGCGCTTGATGTAATTCTGCACATCCTTCCGCACCTCATCGTCGCCCACCCGGGCATGCTCCTCCGCATAGGTCAGCGTCAGGAACAGGTCGTGTTCGGCAAAGTTAGCATGGATCCATTGCTCCAGCTTAAGGGCGCTCCTCCTCCGGTTGACCCGCTGCATGGCCTCCCCGGTCATCCTGCCCACCTTCTCCCGGGCTTCCCGGAGATCCGCCGCTCTCCTGTACACAGGGTAGGCCTGCACGTAGAGCATGGGTCCTGCCTCCACCGTCCGGGTGCGGTAGTGCATTACACCCTCCTCCCGGATCTCCTGTCCCTCTCCCGCCTTGTCCACTGCAAGGATCTGGTATCGTTCGCCGTCATGTCCGCGCATCTTTTCCCCTCCGTGTACGATTTATTATTACGACATACAAGCCCGCACAGGGCAGTACGCCCAGCGGTTCCCGTTTTTGCATATAATAGGAAGAAAAGCGAATTTCTTTCCCCAAGGACAGCGACGCCCCGCACATCTCTGTGCGGGGTTTGTCGCTTCTCTTCCTATTATGTGTACTTATCCGATCGGCTTCCGGAGCCACTCCGGTCCCTCGGGCATCTTCGCCCAGGCCTCTACAAACTGGTTTCTCCGGGCTTCCGCCCAGTTCATGATCATGATGTGCTGCATCCGGTGCCACACCATCACGCACCCGGCGCTGTCCGCGTCCGCCGCCTCCGGCATCCGCTTGTACTTGTCCACCCAGTTAAGCATCTTCGTCCACCTGTGCGTCCATCAACTTCAGCATGTCCACAATCTTCTTTCTGGCAAGCAGGGCGACCTGTGCCCATTCGGTGTCATCAAATCCGAAGTTCTCGTTCATCTTGTCCCGGATTCCCTGCGTAACCAACTGAAGCACCACTTCCACCTCTTCCCGGGTCAGCTCAACTTCCGCCGTTACCGTTCTGTTCATTTCCGTCCTCCTTCCCGCGCATGCGTTCGCATTTCTCTCTGCACATTTGCAGTACAGAGTCAATTACCACCCAAAAATCCCGGGCAAGGTATCCAATGCTTTCTTGACCTACTATGCGCATAGGCATTGCGATGCATTGCTCGTCGCACTTCAGCCACACCCAGTGTTTCGACTTGCTTTCCCATCCCATCCGGGGTAACGCATACACGCCGTCTAAAAACCGTGCGACCATCTTCGCCTGACAGGGTTTCAGTTCGGGGTACTTGTACGCAATTAACTTTTCTGATGCGGTCATCTCAACATCTGCCATTACAGTTGTCCTCCTTCCCCCGGATCCAGATCCACGCCCTGCACACAGCCGCGCACAGGATCATCAGCGCCACGCCCACGATCACCAGCGCATCCGCCCACGTCGCCTCTGCCACCGGCACGTTCACACCTCCCACCACCAGTTCCCCGGCCCGCGCAGCTCGTTCTCGTCCTCCAGCCGCACCGGCAGCGCAATCGCCTGTACGTCGCCCGCCACCACCGCGATCTGCTTGTGCGGATCCTCGGGCACGCACAGCGTCACCACCGCCGCGGAGGAATACTCCGCCGCCTCCAGTGCGCGGATCAGCTGCGACGGACTCACCGCGATCCGGCGGTCGTTGGCCCTGTCCGCACCCTTTTCGACCGTCAGATCCCACCGGTACTCCTCGCACTCCGGCGTGGTGTAGCCGTATGTATAGACAAGCTCCCCGTCCTCGGTCATGAAGTGGATCATGGTGTTCCCGGTCTTATCGATCACCACCACATCCGTCTCCTTGATCGGTACCGTCGGCGGGATCAGCACGCGCCCGTTGCCTGAGCAATGGCTCCGGATCTGCGCCAGCCCGATCCCGTCACAGGCCGTGGCCACGCATTCGCCGTATCCCGCCCGCAGCTCGATCCAGCGGTATGCGTCCTTGCCGTCCTTCTTTGCGGTCATGTTCTTGACGGCCTTTATCATCCTGCAGAACTCGTGCCCTCCAGCGTGATGTGGACAAATCCATGCCTCTCTTCCCGTTCCATACTCTTCTCCTCATTTCTCAATCGGCTTCCCGCGGAAGTCGATCTCCACACCGATCCTCCGCTCTTCGTCTCGCGCGGCGTCTCGAAGATCTTCCAACTCCCGGATCCTCTGCTCGTACTCTGCGATCAGCCGCCCCTGCGCCTTCACCATTTCGTACATCGCGTGCAGTTCTCCGCCGCGTCTGGGGCCTCCAAACAACGTCACCGCTCCGCCTCCCTCATCCTCTGGCGATCTTCTCCCAGTCCACCAGCCGATCGAAGTCGCGCCGTCTTATGTCTTTGAGCGCCGCAAGCGCGCAGCTCAAGTTGCTTTCCAGCCCCTCAAATTCCAGCACTTTCGCCCCCAGCAGCTCATCAATCGCCGCAATGGCTTTGTTGTACATAGCAAGCACCTGCCGCTCGGCGGCGGCATCGTCGTTGCAAATCGCCGGCAGCGCCGCATTTTCGCACGCAGGTTTCTCCTCAACAGCGGGTTCTTCTGCGGGGTCTTCTTTCCCGCAGAGCAGCTTCGTCAGCTCCTCCACGGCCCGCTCCTCTTTTTCTCCCATGTTTACCCCCCCGATTTTTTCGGACGCCCTGAACACGGCCTCCATGTCGTTCCCGTGGATTTTGAGCCGATTTCGGATCGTCTGGTCGCTCGTGCCCAGCCGCTCCGCCGCCTCCCTGACGGTGATCTCCTCGTCGCCCAGCCTGTATTTTGCCGCCGTGATCATTCTGCCTCTCCCTTCCAGCACGGGTGTGTGCCGTCAAGCCACGCACGCTCCATGTCGCTCACCGGATATCCAAGGCGCTCCAGCCAGCGGTAGCACATGTGCACGTTGCTGTCGGTCTTGGGCTGCGCGTCCCACGCGATCACGCTGGGGCGGGTGCCCATCATCCGTGCATAGGCCGCGCACAGCATCGTCCGGGCAGGATCCTTTTCCGCATCCTCGGGCATGCTGTCCATGTTCTTCACGCCCCGCAGCTCACAGTACACGTCCTTGTCCCAGATCACGCCCGCCGAGTGCAGCATGGCGTCGATCAGCATGGCGCACAGAGTTCCGTATCTGGCGTCCTTTGCTCCGTCTCCCCGGAAGTCGCGCACCCACGCTTCCCGCAGCTGCGCTGCGATGCCCGCCACGCGGCCTTCCTCCGTCCGTACACGGGCCTGCCGTTCCCGTTCCCTCTGGGCCTCAGCTTCGCGCTGTGTGGTTTCTCCGTCCGCCACTACTCGGTAGATGGTCACGGAGTTCCCCGCGCGCATGTAGACGTATTCTCCGTCCTCGGGCTTTGCCACGGCTGCATCGTCCCAGCTTCCGCCGCCGTAAAGGCTCCGAACGTAGCGGATAGTTAGGCCGCTCGTATTGTCGATGTGCCGCGCCCAGGGCGCGATGCGCCGCTCGATCTCTTCCCGGCCTTTGCTGTCCTTTTCGTCGCGCAGCACTGTGGCGATCGTCGCCTCAAGATTTTTGCTGCTGCTGTTGAGGCACCTTTCCACGTTTCGCGGATCCTCCAGCGACGCGATCTTGATCAGCTGCTCGATGGTCGCGCCCTGCCGCGCGAAATCCGCCACTGCAGCTGCACCCAGCTTGGAGATCTTCGCCCGCTTTTTCACGGCTGTTTCGCTCATGCCGGCGGCCTTGGCGATTGCTCCCACGCTCTCGCCCAGATCCATCATCAGCTGGATCCCTCCCACCTGCTCCGGCACGGTCAGGTCGTTTCGCTGCACGTTTTCCGCCATCATGGTGGCCAGCTGCTCGACATCTGTCAGCTCCGCCACCGTGCAGGGCAGCTGCTTCAGTTCCGCAATTTTCGCTGCCGCATGACGCCTGTGCCCGATCACGATGCGGTACATCTCCGGCTTTTCCGGGTGCCTGACCACCGTCAGGCACTGCAGCACTCCGCTCCTGCGCACGCTCGCCGCAAGGTCGGACAGGTCTCGCATCTCTCTCCGCGGATTCTGCGGATGCGGCTCCAGCCTGTCAATATCAATCATCTGTATCTGCATGTCTCTTTCTCCTCTCAGTCGCCCAATCCCAAGCCAGCCCGAGCGGCACCCCGATCAGCGCAGCTGCCGCCACAACCCCAACGCATGCCAACGGAAACGCAATCAGTATGTCCATTTACTTTTCCGCCTCCTCCCGATTCCGCAGAAGCTGCCACGACACCCCGATCACCGTCCCGATCAGGCAGATCCTGCCGTACCACCGGATCCCCTCGTACATCCACATTGGCATGGCGTTCCACGCATCCGCGATCCACTCAAGCATCGCCGTCGCCCCGTTCCTCGGTATCCTGCACCTCATCCGGCTCAAACCCGATCTCTTCGATCGCGTATCTGACAAATTCCATGAGCTCGTCCAGCTTCTGCATCTTGTCCTCCTTGGTCGTGTTCCCGTCCTCGTCGGCTGTGTTGAAATACGCAACGATCGCCACGGTGATATCGGCCATCACTGCGCCACTGCCGTGCAGGCTCACCATTCCCCGTTCACTCCTGATCATTCCGCTTCTCCCCCTTTTCAAACGCCTTCCGCATCATCTCGCGCTCGTACTCCAGGAACTCCTCGTCCCTCCTGCGCACTGCGCTGTACTCGTCGCCCTCCAGCTCCGCCTCCAGCGCGGCGTCCAGCAGATCATGCATGGCGCGCTCCTGCAGCTCCTTGGGCAGCATCCGGAACATCCGCGACGCGAACGCATTCATCAGCGCCGCCATCTCGCCGATCAGATCCTTGCCGTTCCCCCTCATTCCGATCTTGCCGTCTTCGATCCTGATCATTCATTTCTCTTCCTTTCTTATCCCGTTTCCCGGGCATATGGCGGGGTCGCACCCACGGCCCCCTCATACACCCGTGAAGCAGTCACGTCCCTCCGGGCCGCGACCAGCCGCCCCGGAACCTTTGGTTCCGTCGGGCTTACTGCCGGAACCCCCGCGAAGGGGGTTCCGGTGCATTGGCGGTTACCCGCCCGGATCTGCTTACTCCACGTCCACGCGCTCCCAGTTGTACCGCCCGTGTCCGCCGTTTCTCCACTGGCCGATGCCCTTGAAAAAGCCGTACTCCAGCGCGTCCTCGATGTCCTCCCACGTCACCGGCGCGGAAGCCTTCGTGCCGCTGTTCTCCACCAGCCGGACGTTGAACTTGATCTCCCACGGCGCGTTGATCTGCTCGCTGGCGGCAAGGCTGTTGTACTCCCTGCCCATCACGTTGGCGCGCAGCGGACGCTCGCACACCCCGTCCGGCTCCGTCACGGCCTTGCCGTCCTTGGTGATCTCGATCTCCCGGGGCAGCACGAACACATAGTTGTCCACTTTTTTCGCGCCCTGCTTGATGCCGCTCTGGCTCCCCAGGTTCGTGATGGACTCCTTAAGGTGCCCCTTGATCTGATAGTCCAGCAGGCACAGCGCTCCGGACCTCCAGCTCTGGTGGAACTTGGTCACGCCCCGGTCGATCTCCATCTGACTGGCGTCGATCAGCTCCAGCTCCTCCCGGCTCAGTTCCTCCGCCGGCGCCTTGCTGGCAATAAATCGGCTTCGGATCTCAGGGTCCGCGGGCTGGCTGCCCAGGATCTCCGTGATGCCCTTGAGTACGTAAGTTCGCTCAGTAAACTTGATCATGTTGTTTCTCCTCTCTTTTCTCTTCCTGTTTTTTTGTCTTGTCCTACCTCAGCTTTGCCGAAGCCTTGCTACGCAGCGCCATTCCCTGGCAAAGCATTGCATGCGCTCCAAAGCCTTTGCATACCGATTCTTTGCCTTGCCTTTGCGAAGCGATCCACTGCGTTCCCATTACCTCGCTTCCTCGCCAGAGCAATCCAGCGCCCTTGCTTGCATGCCCTTACCCTTCCGACGCCTCCGCGCGCCGCTGCATGCCTAAGCTGACCCTTGCCTTTGCTTCCCGCACCTATGCCTTCGCACCACTCCTCTTTCCCATGCCCGTGCCAGTCGCTCCTGTCCAAAGCCCTCGCGCAGCAACTCTTTGCTAAGCCCGCGCTGTCGTAGCAATGCCGCCGCATTCCAACCAAGCCGCAGCCACGGCGCCCCTTGGCCCACCATACCTTAGCCAATGCGGATCATCGCAAGCCTTTGCCAATGCGGATCATCGCAAACCTTTGCCCCTGCCCGCCCCAGCAAGCCTGTGCTAAGCCGTTGCCGGTCTCTGCTTACCAATCCTCTGCCGTCGCCAACCCTTACCTGCGCCCAGCCAATGCAATCCATACCTGTCCATACCCAAGCCATGGCCACCCGTAGCCTGCATTGCCTTGCCGATGCGTTCCACTGCACCGCTCCGCCTTGCCTCTGCATTCCATTACTCTGCCTAGCCAAGCCCTTGCAAGCCCCGTCTTTCCTCAGCCTTGCCGTGGCTTTGCTCAGACATTCTCTGCCCTTGCTTCACCCTCCTCAGCAATGCCCTTGCGCGCCCTTGCAATGCCTTTGCGTGGCTGTCCGCGCCCCTGCCCCGCCTTTGCCCGTCCATGCCCATCTTTGCCTACGCTTTCCAATCCTGACCTTTGCCTTAGCCGCGCCGACGGATCATCAGCCCGCTGTCGCCCACCTGCAGCTCGGGGCCGTCGTCGTATGTCACGTCCGGCCCGGTCACCGCCTTGATGATGTCCTTGGGCCAGCCAAGCGCCTTGCCGATCCGCTTCGCCAGCCGGGGCAGGGTCACCCAGCCCCAGTTTTCGATGCCGTACAGCAGCCGTTCGCCCACGCCCGCCTCGATGGCGGCGTCCTCCAGCGTCAGCCCCTTCTCCTCCCGCAGCGCCCGGATCCGCGCGCCCTCGTTCTGGCTGGGGTATAGGTCCAGCACCCGTCCGTTCCTCACAGCCGCGCCTCCTTCAGGCACTTTTTCCACGCCTGATGGGCCAGCACCAGAAACGCCACGCCGCCCAGCAGCTTCTGCTTCCACGCGGCCTCGGGCCGGGTGGCATGCTTCCTGCGGTAATAAGCCACCTTCCGCCGGTGCTCCTCGCTCCTGCGCTCCCGCGCCATCTCCTCCCGGATCACCAGCCGGTCGATGTATCGCACCCGCTCGGCCTCTCTTGCCGTGATCATCGCCTGTGTCATATCAACTCTCTCCTTATTCATCGTATTTTTCTGCCCGGATCATCCGGGCGATCTCGCATTTCTCCCAGCATCTCTCGCAAAAGATCTCCAGCTGCTTCCGCTTGTCCGCTCGGCTCCCGAAGTTAAGCTGCACACTCCGAGCGTCTCCCAGCCCCTCGCACTTGATGGTGTTCTCCGGCATGTCGCGGAAAAACGGGCACTTGACCGATCTGTACCGGGAAGATTTCGACATCTCACGCCCCCTTCGACTCACTTAAAATGGGCAGTCGTCATCGGCGTAGCCGGTCGGGTTGGGATCATAGTCGGGCTCGTAGCCGCTGTCGTCGCGCTTCGTTTCCGCGAAGTCGATCTCCTCGGCCACGATCTCAAACGACGGCCGCTTGCTGCCGTCCTGCGCCGTGTAGGTCCCCGTCTGGATCCTGCCGCACACCGCGATCTTCCGGCCCTTCGCCAGCCAGCGCGCCGCCCAGTCCGCGCGGCCCTCCCACGCGGTCACGCGCACGAAATCCGCCGTCCTGTCGCCCTCGCCCCGGATCCGGTCCACGGCCAGCGTGAAATTCGCCACCCGCTTTCCGTTCCGGGTCTCCCGCATCTCCGGATCCGCCGTCAGCCTGCCGATCAGGATCGCCTTGTTCACGCCTTCACCCTCTTCTTCATTTCCTTTTTCAGCCGCCTCCAGAACCCGCGCCCCTGCGCGAAGGCTCCGTCCAGCACGCCGCCCACGTACACGGTCGCGCCGTGCATGCCCTCGGGCAGCGTTCTCACCACCGCCTCCACGCCCCCCCGCGCCGGCACGTAGTTGCGACTGATGATCTGGTCGCACCACTCCATCTCGATGGGCTGCGCGTGGTATCCGCCCTGCCCGTTGTGGATGGGGATCACCATGCGCCGCACCACGCTGTCCTCCTCGTCGTAGGTCTCCACGTAGATCTCCATGCCGTCCAAGAGATCCCACAGCAGGTTGTCCTTCCGGTACTCCGCCAGCCCCTTCTCGTCGGCCATCATCTTGGCCACGTTCAATACGATCATGATTTCCCTCCCTGCGCCTCCTCCCGGCGCTTTCTGTGATATTCGGTCCTCCACTGCTCAAACTTCGCCTGCTGCTCGGGCGTGATGTTGGCGAAATACTTCCGCACCTTCTCCAGCACCACCCGCGCCAGCTCGTCCCGCACTGCGTCCGGGATCAGCGACGTGTCGATCCTGACCTCGCCCGTCTTCTCCATCTCTTCTCTCCTCTCTTGACACCCGTGATACAATGATCACGAGGTGATGTCTCATGAAACGCTTCCTTGCGTTCTTCCTCTGTTTCCTGCTTCTTGTCCCGGTCGTTGCGTTCGCTCATCCCGGGAACACCGACTCCCGTGGCGGGCACTTCGACCGCGATACCGGTGAATATCACTTCCATCATGGATATCCGGCACATCAACATCGCAATGGCCAATGCCCTTACGATCACGATGACCGCACCGGGGAACGGTCCGGATCCGGTTCATCCGGATCAACCTCTTCTTCCGGTTCTTACAGTTCCGGCGGAAGGGGCAGCAGGAACTTTTTCAAAGAAGTCGGCACGTTTCTGCTGAAACTGGTTTTCTTTGCCGTGGCAGCCGGGTACGTGTACGTCATGCTCATCGGCGCCAACTTGTCTTCCTTGCGCGATTATGAGTATCGGCGTCAGGCTTCCCCGGGCAAAGTTGCTGGTGCTGTTTGCGCCGTCATTGCCGGCCTGTTGCTCGTTGCCCTCTTCTTCTACTTATTTTTCTTGCAGCCGTGATTCCACCCCGGCCCCGTGCCGGGGATTTCCTGATTCAGAAGTTTCCTTTACGACACTTCTGTGTCAAAAAAAACTTCCCCCGGACGTTCAAGCTGCAGCTCGCGGACGATGATTTCCATCTCCCTGCGGGTGAATTCGGAGATGCCCTTGCACTTCCTCCAAAAGGCTGTGCGACTGATCCCCAACTTTTCGACCATCGCGTTCACTTTCACGCCTTTGCTGCGCATGATGTTGCGCAGTTTGGTTTCATTCATCCCGTTCCCCCCTCTCATGTTTCCTAAACGACACTTTGATTATAATGCCCCGTCTGTGCTTTGTCAATCATTATTTGTGTCCTTTAGGAAACTTTTTATTTTCGTCATTTTTCTGTTGCTTTTATGAAACACCTGTGCTATAATCAACCTATCGGAGGTAGTATATGACACTTGGTGATCGCATCCGCGTGTTGCGGAAACAACAGAACATGACCCTTGAGGAACTCGGCGATGCCGTCGGCGTCCGTAAGTCAACAGTTCGCAAGTGGGAAAGCGGCGAGATCGCCAACATGCGCCGTGATAAAATCGCCTTACTGGCATCTGCACTGCATGTATCTCCGTCGGATCTTATGGGGTGGAAAGACGGCACCACTGCACCCGCCCTCCCCACCAACCTGATCCCCGCATCTGCCCTCACCCGCAAGTCCATTCCCCTGATCGGCAATGTCGCCGCCGGGGAACCGATCTTTGCGGAGGAGTCCTACGATACTTACCTCGATATCGACGGCGACTGCCGGGTGGATTACGCGCTCCGCGTCAAGGGCGACAGCATGTATCCCACCTATCAGGATGGCGACGTCATCTATATCCGCCAGCAGCCGGACGTGTCGCCCGGGCAGGTGGCGGTCGTGCTGGTGGACGATTCCGCCACCCTGAAGCACGTCTATCACGACCGCCGCACCGGCGAGGTCTCCCTCGTATCCGATAACCCCGATTATCCGCCCATGCACTATTATCCGGATGACGATCTGCCCATCCGCATTCTGGGCGTCCCCGTGGGCTTCACGCGGATGTACACCGCCGCCCGCAACCAGCGCACCCTCACCTCACGGGAACTGGAGTCCCGCGCCATCAGACGGCGGAAGAGTGCGGAGGAGTGACCCACTCCACGAACCGGTCCATGTTGGCCCCGCTGTGCGCGGATATGTTGATGTAGATCCTCCGCTCCGCGGGGGATATGAAACGCTCCGTCTCCGGCTCCTCGGGCACGGAAACCAGCAGCTCTTCGAAATCGACCGGCACGCGCACACCTTTCGCCTCCTTACATGTAATCGAAATCGTAGAGATCCTCTTCGCCCTCGCGGATCTTCATCGTCAGCCCGTCGTCCGCGGCGGATATGTTGATGAAGATCGTCTTGAGGGATTTCGACACAAAGTACTTGATTCCCGGGTACCGGGGCGCGTCGATGTATGCCCGGTCAAATCCCTCGTACATGGCCCTTGCCCGCTTGGCTCCGTTGGCTCGCTTCATTTGATTGACCTCCTCGTTTTTTTGTTGAGGTCATTTTGCAACATCTGCCCCCGGATGCACAATATATAATCACATCTGTTTCGCATCTGTCCGGATGGATTTCCCACATCTGCCGCCATCCGGGCAGTAGTTTTATAAAAAATCCAGAAAGAAGAGAAAGAAGATGACCACCCGGGACAAACTCAACCAACTGAAGGAAAAGCATCGCATCTCCACCGCGAAACTCGCGGATCTCTCCGGAGTCGCCTCGGGCACGATCTCCACGTTCCTGTCCGGCCACTCCAACACCATCGGCTTTGACAACATGGTCAAGATCTGCGACGCCCTGGGCGAGTCCCTCGACTGGTTCGCTCACACGGACGACGTCTTTGCCGAATACGACAAGGCCGCGCCCGCCCCTGTTCCTGCGCCGACCCCTGCATCCGCAGAGCCTCGCGTGGTCATCGCCCACATGGACGCGGAGATGGATCGCATCGCCGGAGATGCGCTGGAGCGCGTTCTCACCTCTCAGGCCTTCCGCACGATGCACATCAACGTCAAGTGGTGGCGGGGCATCGCCATCAGTCTGATGGCCGTGTTTGTCCTGTGGTTTGCGTGGGATGTCACGCATCCCCACATGGGGCTCATCCAGTACACCGCCATGCTGCACCCGACCAGCGGGTCTGTCGGCGATCTCTTTGGGCGCGTCGCCGGGTGGTTCCGCTCCCTCTTCGCGTAAGGAGGCGGCTATGGCCCGTTCTATCCAGCGCGGCATGCTCGGCGCAATCTACGCCCGCTACTCGTCCACCGCACAGAACGATGCGTCCATCGAGCAGCAGGTCGAGCGCGACACCGAATACGCCAAGCAAAATGGAATAACCATCGTGGCCGTCTATGCCGACCGCGCAAAGTCCGGACGCAGCGATAACCGCCCGGAATTTCAGCGCATGCTCCGCGATGCGGCAAAGGGCAAGTTTAACTGCGTCATCGCGTGGAAGTCCAACCGCATGGGCCGCAACATGCTGCAAGCCATGCAAAACGAGGCTCGCCTCGCCTCCTCGGGCGTGACCTGCCTTTACGTGGAGGAGGACTACGACGACACCCCCGCCGGACGCTTCGCCCTCCGCTCGATGATGAACCTCAACCAGTTCTTTTCCGAAAACATGGCGGAGGACATCCGGCGCGGCCTCGACGACAACGCCAAGCAATGCAAGGTCAACGGCAAGATCGCCTACGGCTACACCCGCGGCCCTGACGGGCGCTTTGCCTTTGATGAAGAGAAGATCTCCGTGGTCCGTGAGATCTTCGCCCGCGTCCGCGCAGGGGAGATCTTCGCAGACATCGAGCGTGATCTCAACCGGCGCGGCATCCCCGCTCCCCGCGGCGGGCAATGGGGCAAAAACTCAGTCCACTCTATTCTCGCCAATGAGCGCTACGCCGGAGTATACATCTGGGGCGACACCCGCATCGAAGGCGGCATCCCCGCCGCCATATCAAGGGAGGATTTTGACGCTGTGCAGCTGCTCCATAAAATAAAAAAAGCCGTCAAACGACGGAACCGGACTGCCGTACCCTACCTGCTCACCGGCAAGCTCTTCTGCGGGCACTGCGGCGCCCACATGGTCGGCATGTCCGGCAAGGGCAAGCTGGGCACGCCCTACTACTACTACGCCTGCCAGACCCGTCGGAACGCCCACACCTGCTCCAAGGAAAACGCCCGCCGCGACTGGATCGAGCTGCTGGTCGCGCAGGCCGTGCAGACGCAGATCCTGAAGCCCGACGTCATGGAATGGATCTGCGACTCCGTCCTCGATTATCAGAAATACTGCCGCGACAGCTCCGACCTCGCCATCTACCACTCCCAGCTCGCCACCATCCGCAGCTCCATCGCCAACCTCATGAAGGCCATTGAGGCCGGCATCATCACGGAGAGCACTAAGTCCCGGCTGGTCGAGCTGGAAGCGGAACAGCGCAGCGTGGAGGCCCGCATCGCTGCGGAGGATGCCTCCATCCTCTCCATCACCCGCGACCAGATTCTCTACTGGCTCTCCTCCTTCCAGGACGGAGACCCCGCCGACAAGGATTTCCAGCGCCGCCTGTTCGATGCCTTCATCGTCGCCGTTTACCTCTCTGACGACGCCCTCAAGATTGTTTTCGACTATTCCGGCGACGCCACTTCCGTCTCTCTCCCCCTCCCGACCGACTCTACGCCCATAGCAGAGTGTTCGCTTAACGCCTTTAAAGGTGTACCAAAAGAGGCACAGGCGAACACCATGACTTTCGATGGTCGAGTGTTCACCTGTGTTTTTTATTTATCTTCCCTGCAATTCAGGCAGTAACCAAAGGCCGTGGCTTTCGCCCCGGCCTCCCTCATTATTTGTACATCTCAATCATCGCCTTGACCTCTGCCGTCTCCGCCATCAGGTCATTGTGCCGGTCGTTGTAGACAACCATCATCCCCGGCGCGAGATCCGAATGCGCGCCGCTCTCCGCGTACTCCCGGATCATGCGCTTGACGATGTCGTGGCCGCTCACGTTGAACTCCAGGTGCTTCTGGGCCATGTCTCTGCACCAATCGGCCACGGCCTTGTTCTCCTCCCGCAGCTCGTGCGCCTTGTGTGCGTACATCTTCGCTTCGCGGACATTACCGCACAGGATGTCCGACACCCATTTGATCATCCGCATGCCGTTCACCTCACGCGATCTTGGTGACCGTGATCGCCGCGTTGCTGGCCGTCGCCGCCACGCCGGTATTTTGCACCACCAGCGTCACGCCCGCCGTGTTGCACGGACAGGTCGGCTCCACGCGCACGATGGCGGTAAATCCGATGTTGACCACGTCGGTCGCCGCCGTGCTGGATGCCGTGCCCTCTGCGCCCGGAACCTCCACGCCATTGCGGAACAGCTGGAAGGTCACGTCGCCCGCAGCCACGCCCGCCGCATCGGCATTGAAATGCACCATGAACAGGCCCGGTCTGCTCAGTCTGACGGAACCGCTTCCCGCCGCAAGGGTCGCCGTGCAGCCCGTCTGGATCCCGATAAAGGGATACAGCACCGCGCCGCCCACGGCCAGCTCCTGATCAGCATTGTTGTATGCGTACAGCATCAATCTTTCCTCCTTCATCAAAATCGGCGGGGTTTCCCCCGCCGTTGTCGTTAGGCGCGGGTATGCGCTCTGGTCTTATTGGTTACTGGATGCCGTTACCCCAGCCGTACCAGCCGCCGCATCCGCAGGGATTCGCCACGGGGTACGCGGGCTTGGGGATCGGGTTGATCGCATTCAGCAGCGTCTGGGTCTGCGACAGGTTGCCCAGCTGGAGCTGTGCCGCCTGCAGGTTGTCCCGCAGCTCCTGGATGGTGCCCTGAGTGATCAGCGCCCGGGTGGCCTCGCCCTCCGCGTGGATCGCGGTCTTCAGCTCGCAGCAGCACTCGGCCTGCTGGGCCTGCAGCTGCTGGAAGCCCAGCTGGGTGGTGTACCGGCTCTCCAGCACGTCCTTCTGCACGTCGAACTGGCCGCGCATCAGGTCGCCCTGATTGCGCTGGATCTCGGCAGTGTTGAAACCCTCGTACATCTCTGCCCTCGTCAGCGCACCCTGAGCCGCGGCGTTGTTGCCGCCCCAGCCGCCGAACATTGCGAAGATGAAGAAGAGCACGATGATGCCCATGAAGCTGCCGCCTCCGAACCATCCGTCGTTACAGTTGTTGCCCATTACCGCTCTGTAGTCAGCGGGAGACATTCCGTCCATATAGTCACTCCTTTTGTTTTATTTTTCATCGCCCTGCGCGCCGGGGCGCTGAAATCATCTGAACATACCGCCCATCTGCTCCGCCATCGCCTTGGCCTGCTCCAGCTGCTGCTGATTGATCTGGCCGCTCTGGAGCATTTCGTTGATCATCTGGTTGGGATCCCGATTGCCCAGCCATTGCTTAAACTGCCGGAACTGCTGCATCATCTGCCCGGGGCCGGAATTGCCCACCGTGTTTTTCGCCATCATGCTGATCAGAGGATTCATGCGTTCGCTCCTTTCTCGCCCGCGAGGGCGTTGATCTTGTCGAAGATCACCTGTACCTCCGCCCGGGTCACGTACTGCGACATGTCCACATTCTGCGCCTGCCGCACCTGCGCCTCGGGCAGGATCTCCGTCAGCCCGTATGCCTTGAACGTAGGCTGTCCGCCCATGTCCACGCTCTTGTAGTAGATCACCGGCTCGTTATTGTCCATCATCCACGCGGTGCACCCGGGCTGCACGATGTGCTCCCGCGCAGCTGCCATGCCGGACACGTACACCCAATCGATGTTTGTCTGCCTCTGCGGCGTCGGCTGCTGCATGAACGGCAGGTAAGGCTGCGCGGGCTGATACGCCTGCGGGGGATATATCGGCTGTTGATAGGGGTTGAAGTTCAATCACATCGCCTCCTTGTGGCCTGATTATCTCACTTTTTGCCCTCCCCCGTGTGCATGGGTGTGCATCCGTGTGCATTGCCAAAAATAAAAAATCACCCGGAGCATTCCGCTCCGGGTTTGTCGTTTTGCATGACCCTCTCCAGCTCCGGCACGACCACGTTGGCCAGCCGTCTGGCGATGGTAGTACGGTGTACGCGGCGGTGGCGTCGGCTGTTGCGCGTCCTGTCCTCCACCTCTGCCGCCACGTCCTCGTAGTACATGCGCTTTGCGAGGCAGTCGTAGCCGATGATCTTGTCCTGATCACTCAGCCTCGCCCTGCGGATCAGGCTGGCCAGCTCCGGCGCGGTCAGTGCGTCGAACTGGCGGTACTCCGTCCTGCCGCCTTTTACGCCTCCTTTTTCGTGGTCTTGACCCGTACAATGGCCTCGTATCCGCCGTTGGCCGCGAGGCTCACCATAGCTGCGTTGATCAGGCACAGCGCCGCCGCGCCCCAGTCCCACGCACCGCCGAATGCCAGCGATGCCAGCAGCACCGCCAGCGCCAGCACGTAGCTCCACACCTGCGTGGGGATCTTGTTGATGCCGGGAATGTTCTTGGTCAGCTGCGTCAGGATGCCCACCGCCATCACGGCGCCCGCAAGAGTGCCGAGGATCGTCCAGTCGAAAAACACCAGCTCCTCCATATGTAATTAACCTCCTTAAATAATATTTGCCGCCAGCGCGCCCAGCGCCAGCAAAAGCACGTACTTGATCGTCTCGCTCACGATCATCTGCCATTTCTTTGCCGGGGCCTTTTCCAGCGCGTCCAGCCGCGCCTCCAGCTTGCCCAGCATCTGCGTCATCTGCGCGATGGTGGAGTCCAGCCGCTCAAGCGTGACCTTGATATCCACGTGTACCTTGGCCTCGGTCTCCAGCGCATCGATGCGCCGCTTGAAAGACGCATGCTCGGCCTCGTTCAGACCCAGCAGCTCCTCGAATGTCATCCGCCCTCACCTGCCTTCCGGACGACCTGCCCGCAGGTCGGGCACACCTCCGCGCCACTCTCCAGCGCGGCATAGGTCTGCTTGCCCGCGATTCCGTCGGCGGTCAGGCCGCGCTCCTGCTGAAAGGATTTCACGCCCGCTACGGTCTTGGCTCCGTAGATTCCGTCCGCAGCGCCGCAGTCGTGACCCAGCGCATTCAACTGCCTTTGCAGCTCGCGCACGTCCTCGCCCTTGTCACCCTTGCGGAGCGTCCGGTCGCCCAGCTCGACGGGGTCCTCTTCGATAGGCTTGATGTCGCCGTAGTCAAAATATTTGTCCATGAGACCCCACCACTTCCATCCGCGCCCGTTGAGCTTGGTGATGACCACCCCGTACTGCACGCTGCGGGCCTCGCCCACATACCAATCACCGGCAGGATTGTCCGGGTCTACCGGCTCCAGCAGGAAGCCCACGTGGGAGATGGTCGCCGCCGTGGAGCCTGAAAACACCGCCGCACCGGGGACGCGATACGCGGCAGGAATGCTGCCCGTGCCCTTGATGCCGCACCAGCCTGAGTAATTAAATCTTGCCTTGGAGTTGATGTCCGTGCCGGTCTGATCCTTATAGTAGCCCTCAGCCAGACCGTTGCAGTCCCACACCCGCTCGGCGTTGTCACGCCAGTGCTTCGCCTTCTTCAGGTTAGACGCGCTGGCCGCGCTGCCCGCGTTGGGGTTGCTTGGATCGTACTGCGCGATCCACCAGGAGCTGTCCTTCCAGCCGGACGGGTCTTGGCCCGTGGCGCCCATGATGTATCCGTCCTTTTTTGCTGCCCGTTCTTTAATAAATGCAGCAAAACCTGCCGCCGAAACCTTACCCGCCATGCACACGCTCCTTTTCTCTGTCGTTGCATACACACTACCACAAAAAAACCGCCCCGGGGAATCCCCTGGAGCGTTCCTGTTTGAATATATTATGTAGTCCTCTTAACTTTTCATTTACTTCGGATAATTGACGAATATCCTGCCTCCTGATATACTATATTTATTAGATTTTATAGAGGTTATATGCTTTGGAATACATTCTGTACTGCGACGAGTCATCGTCAAACGGAGGTCTCTTTTCAGATTTTTTCGGCGGGTGTCTGCTGCCCCAATCGAAACTGACGGAAATCGAGACTGCTCTTAATCAAAAAAAGCGGGATCTTCACCTATTAAACGAGGTGAAATGGACACGGGTCACGGCGCCTTATCTCGATAAATATTGCGCTCTCATCCACTTATTTTTTGAATATGTGCGGTCCAACGACATCCATATCCGCATTATGTTCCGCAAGTCTTCCGACCAGTATGAACGCGGAATTGTTCCCGTAAAGGACGAGCGATACTTTAAGCTATATTATCAATTTTTAAAGCATGCGTTTGGGTTTTCTACTGACAAGTCGGTTACCGGGGAATATTATGTTCATTTCCTTATGGACGAGCTGCCTGACCATACTGATCAGGCGACGATTTTTAAAGAATTTCTCTGTGCATTGCCTTCTGCGCCCAACATGCATAATACAGGCCTTCACGTTCGCATGCGTGACATTGGCGAGGTTAATTCTGCAGATCACGTTATCCTGCAATGTGTGGACGTTGTACTCGGCGCGATGTTTTTTCGTTTAAACCAATTACATAAAGTTAAAGACGCCAAAACAGGGAAGCGTGGCAAGCGCACAATCGCCAAGGAAAAACTGTACAAGTATATCAGTGACGAAATCCGTTCCATACACCCCAATTTCAACATTGGTGTTTCTACAGGGTTCCGCAATCTGGATAACCCTCACTGGACAAGCCCGTATGAGCACTGGCGTTTCGTCCCAAAGGATTTATTTTAAAATTAAAAGGCTTCCGACCAATCCTACATCAAAACCCCGCGTGGAACGCAAGCCTTCGAATTGGTGGGAAGCCTCTTAAACAAAGTATGCATGAACAGGTACTCTGTTCACCTTCATTGTACCACAGTTGCTATCTGTTGTCAACCGTGGTACAATGCTTTTCTTTTATGCCCCCGGCTTTCGCCGGGGGCTTTCCTTTTCTCACTCCTCTTCCATCGCTTCCAGCCACGCCTCCACGGCCTCCCGGGCCTCTCGGTCGCTGCCGTAGATGCAGGTGGCCAGCAGCGATCTCGCCGTGTCCTCGGAGATCCTCCCTGCCTCAAACAGGCTCTTGATCCGGCTGCGCACCGCGCTCCGGGCGTCGCTGTCGTCGTAGTCCGCGCTGGTGGCGTAGGTGATCAGGTTCTGCCATTCCGCCCGCCAGTCGCCGCCGTTCAGGATCGCGTCGATCACCTCGTCGGCCTTGCTCCAGGTCTCCGCTCCGCCGGCCTTGGCGTCCCACTCGCGTACTTTCCAGTATGCGGCGTTTTCCCCGTCTCCGGCGTACTCCGTCAGCCTCCGCATGGCCTCGTCTGCGTCGATGTCTCCGGCGTTGTAGTCGTCCTTGATCAGGCTCCGCATCCGGGTGGCCTCATCTTCGGCGCCGTTGGTCGCAAGCTGCCTCCGCAGCCAGCCCTCCCTGTGTTCGTTGCCCTTCACCATCGCGTCATACAGTGCGGCATATCCCTTGCTGTCGCTGTCCTGATAGTTCTGCAGCTTCATGCCCGTCGCGCCGAATGCGTCCATTCCGGTGTTCCACAGCGCTACGACGTCCCGGGTGGCGTTGCTGATCGGGATGCCCGTCGCCTGGCTGACCGCCCGCAGCAGGTCGTATACCACCTTGTAACCGGTCACGTCCTTGCCCTGGATCAGGTCCACGATGTTCTTTCCCGCCTGATAGATCCCCGTCAGCGGTTCGGTGCTCATGTCCGTCACGCTCTCTCCGGTCAGCAGGGCTTCCACTCCGCTCCCGATCAGGGGCACAAGGCTCAGGGGGTTGATGGCCTTGGCGAAGTTCGCCGGCAGCTGCTCCATGAACTTGTCTCCAATGTTCTCGTAATCGTCATCGTCCCGCAGCGCACCGATCAGGCTCCGCGCGAGGGTCTCCAGCACCGTCGTGGCCATCCACGCCGTCAGGATCCTCCCGGCATTCCGCCCGTACATCTTCATTGCGGTTCCCCGGCTCACGCCCATCCGCACGGCCTCGCTCGCCTGCCAGAAGTAGCTCATCAGCAGGTTGGCGGTCACCGTCGGCTCCGACATGAACGCCGTGTGCAGCTTCGCGAAATACGACTTGTTTCGCATAAACTGGCTCTTCATGAGCGGGCTGTCCACCACCTGCGTCCGGTATACGATGTCGCGCATGCGCTCGTTCACCTTCACGTCGAACTCCTCGCCCTTCAGCTCGGGGTGCAGGTCCTTGGTCTCTGCCACCACCGCGCCGTAGATCGCGCCCATCGTCCACTCGTCGCCCTTCTTGGTCAGCCACATGGACTTCTCGACGATCTTCTCCCGCCAGCCGTCCTGCTGCCGGATCTGGCTTGCCAGCGAGCGCCCGATGTTGGTGTCGTAGTAGCCGAGATCCTTCCACTGCGCAATGCCCACCTTGGACTTTGCCACTTCCATGTTCTTCACGGCGTCCCGTGCGCCTGCGGCGAGGTACTTCGCGTCCAGCATGGCCGCTGCCCGCAGGTAGCTGGTGGGCTGCATCAGGCTGGTGCTCAGGCTCGCGCCTACCGCTGCGATCTTGTAGCTGCGCATCAGGCTGTCAAACAGTTCCGGCACTCCGTTGTCGCCGACCTTGCCGTTGATGTCCTGCAGCAGCGTGATCACGTAGTTGTTGGCCTCGCGACCGAACACACGTTCCATTTCACCCTGCAGCGTCTGCGTGTCGCTCTCCTTGTAGTTGAGCCATTTGATGGTGTCCAGCACCGGCAGCGCATACGCCCGGTACATGGCCATCTCGCCCGCATGCTTGGCAAACACGTCGAAGATGTTCCGCACCATGATGGGGTTCTTCGCCCGCTCGGTCAGCCGCTTGGTAAATCCCATGTTCAGCAGGCGGTACAGGCTCTCCTTGATCTCGATGGATCGGGTTCCGAGGGCGTTGGGGTTGACCTCCATCGGGAAGTAGTTCTGCTCCTCAAATCCGTGCACGCCGAACCGGCGCAGGGTCACCCAGTTGCCCCAGTCGCTGAGCGTCGTGGACATGTAGGTCTGCAGCGCCGTGGCCACGCTCTTCTGTCGCTCGGTCAGCGCCTTGCCGATGGCCTCGACGTCCGCCTCACTCAGCCAGATGTTGGTGGCGTTCACGACCTTTTCGCCCGGGCGCAGGCCCTTGCCTTTGCGCTCGTAGTTCTCGATTCGGATGCCGCCGCCCTTGACAAACCCTTCCGACTTGCTGCCGTCCTCGTTCCGCATCTCCTGCCGATATCCGGTCATGTGATGCCGCGCCGCTTCGCGCTTGGCGAGGCAGTAAACGCTCATGGCCTGCGCCACGGTCATGGTCACCTTGCGGGTGTTGCCCATCTCCTCGGCCTTGCTGCCGATGGCGTCGCCCGGGTTGATCTCCGGCCCCAGCTCGATGGTCACTTCCTCTTCGCTCCACGCCTTCGCTTCCTCGGGCTTGTAGGCTTCGCCGGTGAATGCGATCACCTTCTTGGCCAGTTCCGCCAGCTTGTCCTGTGCGTCCTGCAGCTCGCCGAAAACGCTCTTTCCCGCGTCGCCGAACCGGTCAAATGCGTTGACAGGCGTGGCGTTCCGCCAGTTGAGGTAGTTCCCCAGCTTGGTGCCGCCGCTCTTGCTGGATCTCTGCTTCCGCAGGTATCCCATGCTGCCCGTGCCCAGCTTCTCCACCGTGCCGTACCGCGCGTTGGCCAGCAGCTTGTTGCTGTTCTCCACCGCCGTGTTCATGATGGTCAGCGCCTCGCTCAGGGCTTTCAGTTCCGCCGCGGACATGTTCTTCAGCACGCCGCCCTTGGCCTTGCCGGCGCGTTCTACGCGCTCCGCCAGTTCGGTAAACTGCTCCGCCAGTCCGCGCGGCAGGTCGATCTCCCTCAGGAAGGTCTCCGCGTCCTGCGTCTCGCTGTCCGCCTCCGCTTCCCGGTCCATCAGCCTCCGGCTCACTTCCGCCAGCCGCACCATGTCCTCGGAGATCTTCCGGTTCCGCACGGTGTCGGCGTCGTTGTAGGCCGCGTCGATGCTCATCAAAAGGTCCAGGATTGGCTTCTGCAGCACCTCGGGCACATAGGCTCCGGTCTTTGGCTGGGTCAGTTTCCGGGTCAGAGACTTTGCCGTGCGCTCGATGGCGTTGAAGTACCGCTCGTGGCTGAACTGCTCGATCAGGTTGTCCCGGTATTCCCGCTCCCGCTTGCGCAGCTTCTCGGTCAGCTTCTCGGTGCGCTCCGTCACCACGGTGCGGATCCGCTCCCGGGCTTCGGCTTCCCGCTGCTTTTCGCTGGTCAGGGTCAGACCGTGCATCAGGTTCTTCTCCCGCTCGATCATGCGCTGCAGGTCGGGGTCCTTCACCAGCTCGTCGATCAGCCGCTTCGCCCGTTCCATCCCGCGCTTTACCGTGTTTTCCTTGTTCAGCGCCGCGAAGTAATTGGTCTTGTCCTTGCCGCCGTTCTGCTCCATCAGCCGCTTCTCTTCCAGCACCAGCTCGTGGGCGGGCTGCATCTTCTCCCGCTGCTCGGTGTACTCCATGACGGCGCTCTTGTACTGATTCAGGAGCCTGCGCTCCTCTGCGGTCCGGGCGTTGATCGCCGCACCCAGCAGCAGCTCCTGATCGGTCACTTCATACACCCGCTTCCGGTCGGATTTCCTCGCGTCCTCGGGCAGGCCCATCGCCTCACGCAAGGCAGCGGGGTACTCCGTTTCCGCGCTCGCCTCGGGGATCACCCTGCGTTCGCTCTTGCGTGCGTCCTCTGCGACGTCCATGGAGTGCTGTTCAAGATCCTCCTCCAGCTTCCTGCGGGCGGTCTCCCGCGCTTCCGCGCTCATCTCGTCCAAGATCTCCTTGGTCACACGCGCCCGCTCAGGGAGCCATTTCAGCCCCTTCTTCGGGCTTTCGATGTAGTTCTCGATGAACTCATCCACAACGCCGTAGCTGTCGCTGTACTTGTCAAGACCCGCCTGCGCGGTCTGCTTCAGTCCCTGCAGCGCCTCCTCAACAGCATCCATATCGAACTCCGCCACGATGGGCTCCTGCGGGCTGTCCGTTCTGGCGGTTTCTTTTACCAGCCGCATGTAATTCGGGTGATCAATTACGTTGATTTCCCGGCCCTCTGCATCAAGTACCTTGATGCCGTCAAACCGCGGCACAGTCGCGTACTCTTC